CTGACTCTTTCCAAAGTTCTCGAGTATCTGCTCAACCGAGATGCCTGCAAAGATCCCCATCAGGGGATGATGGACCTCATCCTTGAAGTGCATGACCTGCCCCTTTGCTGCGTCCAGCCCTGTCTTGAGGGCTGAGTTATTGGTTCCCAGCGTGAGTTCGATGGCGCTCATGGTCGTTAAAGTGTGTATCCGGCAGCTTTCAGAGCCTCTTCTTCAGCCGCTGTCATCAGCGGGATCTCGTTTCCTCCCGCCTCGGCCAATGCCAGGACAAGGTGCCGCGCATACCCGAAGGGAGTTGCCCAGGCTTCCTCATGGCCCATCCGGCCGCAGCGCATGAGCACCGCCGCCATGTAGAGGCAGATCGGGCTCTTGACGGGTTTTCCAGATCCGCTCTCCCAGCAGCGCGGGGTGGCAATGTGGTCGGCAAGGTAGCTCTGGAATGCCAGCGAGGTCTCCCTGATCCCGGCTTTCTCGATCGATGCAATCAGGTGCGGGTCACAGACAAACTCGGCAGGCCCGCAGGTCGCCGGGCTCTCGGCAGGGCGGGAGCAGATCAGCAGAGCAAGTGCCAGATCCGCTGCCGTCCCGTCACCGCTTACACCTACATAGGGGCTTCGGACGAACTCCAGGAGCCAGACATGCCAGAGACTGAGGGGCTGCAACGCAACCCCGCAGATCTCATGGCGAAGATTGAAGACGCACTCCGCGAGGGTTGCGGACATGGCCGTAACGTGGACGGCTGGTCCTTAGACCACCACGGTCGGCGTGAAGCCGGTATGGTAGGCGAGAGAGACGGTCTGCTTCAGAGGCTTGCCACCAAAATTCTGGAGGTCGGCCTCGATGACCACGAAGGCACGCTCGTCTCCATCGATCTCCTCGAGGACATCACCCTTGTTGAGGGCGACTCCGGTGCTCTTGATCACCAGATCGCAGGAGACATCGACGCCGGGCCTCCAGAAGGAGTAGTTGGCCACAAGCCCGTCGCCGCCATCGGTGCGCTCGTGCATGGTGGAGTCTTTCTCCTTCCACGTGCCGTCAACGACGACATGGTTGGCGAAGAGGGGGGCGCTTTTGCGAAGGAGGACGGTGCCAAGCTGGGACATGGGAAAGGTAGGGTTGGAGTTTGGGTGTTCCCTTTCCCCGCTGTGTCAAATCGTGGCGTGGTGACCCGGCCGGTTAGACTGGGAGCGCAGCGACCAGCCCCGAAGGGGTTAGCTGAGCGGGCGCGAGCGCCGTAACGGATGCGTAGCAACGGCAGAGCCAGCCATCAAATAAGCCCTCAGGGCGACACCGATCGACGGGAGTCGTGTGACTTAATCCATCAGACCGCAGTAGGCCCGGTAGCTGAGTACCACACCATGGAGTTTTCGCTCCTGATTCATCCCCTCTTTGTGGCCCGTGTACTCGATCCCACTGAAGGCCACACCGGCATCCTCGCCGGCAAGGTGCCCCTCAATGGTCTCCTGGGCGCTCTCCTGCAAGGCCCCCCGCACCGTGTCAGCAAGCCTGGCAAGATGCTCCAGGGGATCCCCGGCAGCCTCACGCTCACCGGCCTCGCCACTGCCAATGAGCAGCTGGATCTCCACCTCAAGCTGATCCACACCGGCACCCTGCACCAGATCCCCTCCCCCGGACATGACTGTGACGATCACCCTGGGAAGCGGACCCTGCTCCTCGTTGCGGTGTCCCTCGAGCAGGGTGACACCGGGAAGCGAATCGGTGAGGTAGCTGACCAGGGATTTCTCAAGACGGATGGCTAGGAGGGACATGGGATGGAAAAAGCGGAAGGCTAAAAGTTGAATGGTTTTGCTTAGGCGGCGCGGACTTTGACCAGGTTGGGATAGGCACGCTCGACGTTCTTCATGCTGTCGAAAACCCCTTTCTCAAGGTTTTTTTTAAAATACTGCTGACGGCCTTGGACGGTTCTTTGCAGGATCCCCTCGGCATCCTTGCGCATCGAAGCAATGGAGGAGTTGGTCATGGTCAGGCTGTAGCTCGACTCCGTTTGCTTGATCTTTGCTTTACCAAGCTCGGATGGCATTCGGTTGCGAATCTTTGAGTTTAGCACGGCGGCTGAGGCACGTAGATTTTCGCCAAACTCTTGAGCAATCGCATGCCATGTAAATTTAGGGATGCCACGACGCGACAACAGTTCGGTGACGCGATTTTTTAACGATGAAAGGCGCTGACGGTTGAGATCCAGATAGGTGTCCCAGACCGAATCCGGCAGGTAGTTCTTGTTTGCCAAATACCAAACGCCTCCACCCCTCCGGCCACGGGTGCGCGAGAAGGCACCTGTTCTTGGCCTGGGCATTCCAAGCCAGACTCGACCGTTTTTTGAGCAGACGCTTATTTTGGGGAAGCTGCCTACCGATTCAACCCCCCAACGATTGAGCGCATCATACTGATTGAACTTGGTTGCGGTAACTTGCCTGATCTTTTCGGCCGGGGTCAGCTTGGTCCGATCCAGGCATGTCTGCAGAATCGATTTGGCTTCCGACAAGGTCACCTCGCGCATCGGGCGCATGGTCATCAGCGAGATCTGCCGCAGCACGGTCTCCATGCCACTCACATCGATGCTAGTCGTGATCATCCGATGCTATGAAGGGAAAGCACCCATTCCGGAAGCGGTTGGGTGACATCCTTGACCTCGACGATCCGATACTCCCGACCGGCCACCTTGATGATGCTTTCGGAGACGGGAGTCTCACTGATGGCGCTCTTAAGGAATCTGATGCTGGTATCGGCCTCTGCCGTGAATCCTCCTTCCCGCAGCGTCCTGGCATCGCGGGTCGGGGGCTTGGTGGCCATAAAGGCGACCCCGTGATACTCGCAAGGCTCCCCATAGGTTTTTAGTCTCTGGGCCGCTCCCCGGCGGGCAAGGTCTCGGATGGCGTCGGGATTCATTGGGGAAGGGAGAAAAAGTGAAGGGCCATCCGACGGGTTACATGTCCGTTGGATGGCCCCGGGCTGTGGCGGAGGGCAGCCGATGAAGTCTTAGGCAGCTCCGGGGGATTCCGGAGCGGCGGGAGCCGAGGAGGACTCTTCCTCAGGGGAGGCGGAAGTTTCTTCACCATCTTCCTCATCAGCAGGGCGGGTCTGAGCTTCGATCGGGAGGAGAGCCTCCTTGTTGAAGACTCCTTTCGGCTCGGAGGGACGGGCCTTTTTGATCAGTCCGCCAGCGCTGGACCAGATCTGGACTTCGTCGAGATCCGAGTACTTGCGGCCTTTGATCGCGGAGAGTTGCTCCCGGATGGCCACTTCCGGCCCCGCAAGGAGCCGGAAGGTCTTGTCGCTCTTTTTCCTGCCGAGCGTGATGGCGGTTCTCATCGTCGTCGCGGCCTAGGGATTAGGCGCTGGTGATGATCTTGAGCGCCTGCTGGTTGCCGACGGCAAACCCGTAGTTGCACTCGATGACGGCCTTGTCGGCGTCACCGTTGGGATCGCCCCAGGCACGGTACTCCAGGGTCAGGCCGCTCTCCTCGTCGGTCACCTTGCGGTAGTCGGCGAGGTGCTTCATGACGTTGGGTCCGGGCTGGATCGGCGAGAAGGCCGTCAGGATCGCGCTCTGGTGGACCGCCATGCCGACGATGTTCTCCTCGTTGTCGGGGAGGAACGGGGTGCCGACGTAGTCGTCGAAGCCAGCAAACTGGCGGACGATGCCGGTGCGGAGTTGCTCGCCCTGGTCGCCGGAGGCATAGGCGTAGAGGAGCGCGTTGTCCTTGAAGAGCGCGTTGTCGTAATCCGCGTTCATGATCAGGCCGCGCCCCATCATCGGCCACTGGGCCTTGGTGAGGTAGTTCTTGATGTCGGCGACGACATCCACGTCGAACGAGCTGACGGGGCCGGTGTAGATCGGAGCCCCGAAGTTGTCAGTGTTCACCACGGAGAGGATGTCGCTCAGGACATCGGCCGCGAGGCGGCGGCCCTTCTGCTGGCCGATCTTCTCGGGGTTGAGCTTGGGCTGGCGGGCGAGCTCCTTGGAGGTGAAGCTCATGCTCTGGTACTTGCGCTTGTTGATCGTGACATCGCGGGCCTCGGTCTCGCTGCCGTCGAAGATATACTCGCCGTCGTAATCACGGCTGGCGGAGCCGGAGAGCGGGTAGAAGGGAACGGCCACCTTGTCGGCGCCATTGAGGACCACGTCGCTGAAGACGGTCGAGAAGGCACGCAGCGGAAGGATCACCGTCTTGAAGGCCTCTAGGGCGGAATCAAGGATGGTGTCGAGCTGCAGATCGCTGTCGACCGTGTTGGCCATGCCAAGCGTGCCGAAACGGGCACCCTGGAGGATGTTCATGCCGGCGGCGGCAATCCCCATGGTGAAGGCGGCGCCGGCAAGGGCGCCATGGGTGAAGGTGGCAACGATGCCGGCGACAAAGGCGACGGCGGTCATGAGCAGGGCGAGGAAGCGGGTGGAGACTTTCATGTCAGTGGGTGGGTGTGTGGATTGCTTGGGTGTGGGGTTTTTGCTGGAAAGCGGGTGTCAAATCGCGGGGATCACTTTTTCTTTTGGGCCTTGGCGGCGCGGGTGATGGCCGCCTTGTTGGCGCGGTAGTAGGCGGTCTTGGCACTGCCCTTGAGCCCGGCGTATTTGCCGAGGTGCTCGGCATCGCTCGCGGCAACGTCCTGTGACTCGTCGGAGACGGGAGGCAGGTTTCCGGCAGGCACTCCCTGGCCGGCCACGATGTCGGCGGCGGCTTCGGCGGTGGTCTTCTGCTCTTTCTCCAGGCGGGCGACGCTCTGCTCGAGCGCGGCCTTGCCGTCGCGGAGTTCCTTCAGCTCGGTGGCCTGAGTCGCCACGGTCTTGTTGGCGGTCTCGAGCTCGCCACGGAGGCGGGCGATCTCGCCCTCATGGCCGGAGATTTTCTTGAGCAGTTCCCCGCGGGCAGCGAGGTAATCACCGGCTTTGGCAAAGATGCCTTTCTTCGCGGAGGCATCGGGCTTGCCTTCTCCTTCAGCGGGAGCAGCGGCAGGCTCGGAGGTGGTGACCACCCTGCTCGCCACCCTCAGCGGGAGCGGCATTGGGATCAGCGGCAGGAGCGGGATTAGCGGGATTAGCGGGATCAGCGGGCTCGGCAGGAGCGCCAGTACCGGCGCCGTTGTCGGCAGCAAGGAGGAGGTAGGAGCGGAGGCGATGGATATTCACGCCCTCCACGGGATGTCAAAAGGCCGCTGGGAAGCGGGCTTAGTCATTCACGGCGAGGAGCCGTGAAGTCCCGAGGTCAGCAGACCGAGGGGTGCCTGGTCGGGGACGACCGGCAGACAAACAAGTGGCCGGGAGGCGACTGCCGTCAAAACCGCTTGCCCGCCGGAAAAAGTACCCGGTTTTTCCGTCACCCCATGAGCTCCGCAGCACGTGCACCGACCATTTTCGTGACGCCGCGAACATGGTTGCTCAAACGAAAAACCCCCCGCTGCACGTGCAGCGAGGGGTCCAACCGTGACCAAAAACCTGTCGCCACACGTGTGGCGGCACTTTTTCAGGAGAGCATTCCGGAGGCCATCGCGGCCGTCACCACGTTCTGAAGCTCGGGCGAGGTGTCGTCGACAAGCCCCAGGCTCACGGCCTGCTCTCCGTCGAACCATTGGCCTTGAAGCGTGGAGTCGGCGACTCCCGCACGCCGCTCGCGCACGAAGCCTTTGAAGGCTTTGCTGTTGCGGTCGACCATGGCCTGGAGGAATGCGTCCTCTTCGGGGGTCCATTCCTTGCCCTCAATTCCGATCCCCTTGAGAGCCCCATCGCGGAAGAGCTTGAGCTTGAAGCCCTCTTGCTCCCAAGCGCGGGAGGCGTCGATTGCGGCGATGTACACTCCGATCGATCCCACGATGGCACTCGGGGCGGCGTAGAACTCGTTGCAGGCGCTCGCAAGCCAGTAGGCGGCCGAGCAGCATTGGGTCGACGTGTAGGCGATGGTCGTCTTGCTCTCTCCGAGTGCCTTGATCTTGTCGGCCATTTCACGCACTCCGATGGTCGTTCCTCCCGGGCTGTCGAAGTCGAGGATCACCGTGTGGATGTTGCTATCCTCGGACGCCGCATCAAGATCGCGGCTCAGGGTATCGAGATCGTAGCCGCCGCAGAGCATCTCCATCAGTCCGAGGTGCTTTCCGATGATCCCATGCACCGGGATGACCATCACTCCCATGGAGCTCTGGGGCAGGGAGCGGTCCTCCTCTTCCTCCTCCTCGCAGTCGTTGCCCAGATCGAGGTCGGCACGGGAGCCCGGGAGTTTCGCCAGGTGATCCTGAAGCTGGCGGCCCAGCATCCGGTGGACGTCGAGCCTGATGGCCCATGCCTGAAAGTAGAAGGCGGTGAGGAGGCGTGCGTATTTCATGGAGGGTTAGTCGTTGGGTTGGTCTTCGGGGGGAAGTGGTGCTGCGCTTGCGGGGTCTTCCGCTGCGTCGGATCCGGCGGCTGAGGGATCGCCTTTCACGCTCAGCTGAGTGGCCCCGAGGAGCGCCTGGACCTCGGCAAGGCTTTCGAAGTTGCGCTTTTTCAGTCCGTCGCGGATGTAGGCCAGCTCGTCCATCCACTGGTCTGTGGGAGGCTTCCAGTCTTCGCTGAACTGCTCGTCGTAGTAGCGGCTGAGCGTGATCATTCCGGCTTTGCGAAGATCGATGCTGAGCTTCCCATCCTTGGCGCGGTCTACGGTCAGGCGGGTCTGGGGAATGAATCCCACCTTCCACCACTCGGGGTCCTCGCACTGGCGGAGGCGGCCGGCCTTCATCTCGCAGGCGATGTGATAGACCCAGTACCGGCGGCAGAAGGTATCCGCCAGGCGCTGCTGCTTTTGCTCGACCCATTTCACGGCATCGGCCAGGAGGAAGCGGTTGGAAGTCCCGTTGATCTTGCCGACAAACCAGAGCACCTCCGGCGAGACTCCGAATCCCCAGCTCATGTCGCGCACCAAGTCGTCGAGGAAGCTCATCTGGTTGGGGTGCGGACGCGTGTCCTGCAGCGTCTTGATCTCCTCTCCCTCGAAGAGGTCGGTCACTTTTCCGCCGCGGAAGACGTCCTCGAGCGCGACTCTGGCCTGTGGCTCGGTCGGATTAGGCACCTCCAGCCGGCGCCCGGCACCCATGCGGCGGCTGGCGGCACTGGAGGAGGTCTTTTGCCCGGGACGGGTCCGGTAGAAGCCCATCTGGTTGGTGACCTTGATGCCGAGCTTCATGTCCCGGCGAACTTCGGTGATGTCGTGGAGGTGGTTGATCGCGTGCGCGAATCCCGTGATCCCGCGCGGCTGATTGAGCCTCTCAAAATCGCCGTAGTAGATGGCGTCCCGCGCCGAGATGTCGAAGTGGCCGCTCCCGTTCAGGATCCGGTAGCCCTGATGCTTCCCGTACCGGTCGATCTGGATGCCGTTTGTCCAGATGTTCTGATCGGTCGTGGAGCTATTTCCAATCTGATGACTCTCGTATCCGAGGAAGGCCGCCCCGCCGTTGGCCGTCTTGGTCAGGGCCGTGAGGATGTCACCATCCTTGAGGTCGTTCCTGGAAAGCGCGATCTGGTAGCTGTAGAAGTTGTGCTTGCCCGCAAGGTCGCAGATCTGGGCACTGCCGGCGCGGTTCTCGAAGTTGCGCATCGCCAGGTCGTTCCAGGCGGCATCGGTCGTCAGCGGGCGCGGGGTGAGGTAGCCGATCATCCCGGCAAGTCCGTTCACGCAGCGGCGTGCGAATCCGGAATTGGCATAGAACCAGCGGGCCCTCTTCACCAGCTCCCAGTGGCTGTAGCTGTCGAGCTCGCGGGCCGTGTCCAGCGTCGGAACGTAGAACCAGCCTCGGTAGGAGGAGCGGTTGGCCCCGTCGAACATGCTGTACCCCTTGGGCTTGAGGACTCCGCTTCCGGAACTGGAGCGGCGCGCCGGCGTGCGCGCGGCGGTTTTCTTGGTGGTCGAGCGGGCCATGGCTTAGGTTCCAAGGCGGACTTGGCTGAAGTCCCAGTGCTCGGTGTTTCGATCGTCGGCGTCACCCGTCCCTGAACCGTCCTCATCGATGCGGTCGAGGCAGTCGTTGAGGATTGCGATCAGAGTCTGGGTATCGATGTTGGAGGTGCCGGTTGTCCCTCCTCCCTCGTAGTTCACCGCGGTGACGGTGACCCCGCTTGCAAGGTTCTTGAGCGCAGTGCGGAGCATTCCCTCCAGTTCCTCGCGCTCAAACAGTCTGAGGTATGCTTTTACGGTGTCGTCGTAGGCCACGTTCCGCGCGGCGTGTCAAACAAGGGCATGGGAATGCCCGCGTTGGATCCCGCGGCTGCGGGACCCGAAGGGCGGCACTGCTCGCCGGGAGGAGAGTGCCGTCAAAACGTGGCCGGTGGTGACCGGCCCGGTTAGACTGGGAGCGAAGCGACCAGCCCCGAAGGGGTGAGCCGAGCGGGCGCGAGCGAATCAAACAAGGCCGCCGAGTTGGATCCTGTCCCGCGCTGGCGGGAGGAACCGCATGGCGGAACTGCTCGCAGGGAGGCCAGGGACCTCAAAAAATTTTTCCGTAGGGCAATAATAATGTGTTGACAAAATAGGGAAACTGGGCGAAGATGTCCCCAGAAAGTAAATCTACTCTCTTCCGCCGGGGGACACCCGGAACAACGAACACAACGAGACAATGAGCACGACAGAAAACACCACCAGCAGCAAGGACCTCACCCTTTCAGAGGCCACGAACAACGACCGGAAAGTCTTCGTCAAATGGACCGAACAAAGAGGGTACGGAATCCACACGGTTTCCGAGGAAATAAAGACGGTTTCTGACCTCTTGAAATTGATGGAAGCCGCTCTCACCGATGGGTCAAGGGAAGGGCTCGAAAGAATCCGTGAGGCCAGAACAGGCATTCCGTGGAATGAAGACTGGAACAGCGCTCCAAAAGAGGCTGAAGAAACTCTCGGCGATCTCATCGAAGCCCTCAACGGCGGAGACGATACCATCCGCATTTTCGACATTCCTGAGTTCGCGGAACTTCTTGAACAGTTCCAAGCTGAAGAATTTAACGCCAATTCGTTCCCGACCGCCGAGCAGGTTTCGGAAATCCTCTGCGACCTTTGGAAGAGGGAGGACAAAACTACCCTTGAAGGTGAAACTGTTTACGGAGCGCTCCATAGCTGGGATCTCCGCGAGGAACTCCCCGAGGGGAAAGAATGGAAAGAACGCTTTCTGAAAGAGGTTGGTTTCGACAGCTTTTACAAGCCCGCGAGCATGTATTGGGGAGGAAACGGTGATCTCGTCTGGTTCCTCAAAAAGTCCGACAAAGAAATTTCAACCCTCTTTGAGACTCTCCGGGAGTATGCCGAGGAGGACCAGCAGTGAGCAAAAATTGGCTCCCTAACGCGGATGCCTTCATCGACGCCGTTCTCACGGCGTTCGATGAGGCAGGAGCGCCGAACCTCGTACGGTTGACCCGTTACGAGACGCAACACGACTACGAGCTCCTGAGACCGGAAGACCAGCCGGCGCAGAAATCAGATCACGACGACATGATTGAATACATCGCTGAAGAACTCCATTTCGAGGGGGTCCCGGTGCAAGTCGTGGTTCTAGACGCCGCCGCCTACTTGCGGTGGCTAGCCGCTGAAAACCTGAAGAACACCCCAGAAAATCGAGCGTCATGGACAAGCTTTCAAAACCTGTGACCCCCAAACCCGGACGCCCCCCGAAGTCGGGGGGCGATCTCGCCTCATCGCATCTCCACATGCGGGTGAGGAGGGATCAGAAGGCGTCTTACGTCCGCGCCGCTGTCGCGGAAAAGAAAAAGCTCAGCGAGTGGGTGACGGAGACCCTCGACAAGGCGGCGGATCTCAAGGATTAGTTAGGCCTTCACCTCAGCTGCCGCCTCCTCCGGAGGCGGCGCAAGCTGAGGCCCCATCCAGTACCAGATCACCAGGAGATTTTTGAGCGCGTCTCCAAAGTCATTGGGGATGGAAGGGTTCTTTTTCCATGTCTCGCGCGGGTATCCGAGTCGGTCCTGTTCGACGGAAAGCTTTTCGCTGGTGAGTTCGTCCACGAGTTCGGCATCGAGCTCCCAGGGGAGGTGCAGGCGAGGCGTCTTTGACTTCCCGGTGAGGATCTTGTCGAATTCCTTGATCCGGGCGATGTAGAGCATTTTCTTAAACTGATCGTCGGAAAAATGGTATGTGATCAGCGGCTCTCCATCGATCTCGCCTTCCGATTCCTCGACCAGTGTCCGGATCTGGATCCCACCGCGGCCTTTGGACGGGACGAAGAGGCCGTCGCTCCGCAGGACAAATCGCCGGACGCTTTCCATGAGGTGCCCCTCATCGATGATTCCCTGGTCGACGGTGACTGTCTCCCCATCCCAGGGGATGGAGCGGTTCCAGTTGTTGAACTCGACTCCCACGGGGACCGGTTCGCGGGCTTCGTCGAGGAGTTCGTCAAAGCTGAGGGTGTAGCCCCAATCCACAATGTAGAGTTCCCCTTGGGCGGTGAACCCTCCTTTGATCCATTTTTTGACATCTCCCTGGACGTCCGCCCCCATGCAATAGAGCGCCGGCCGCACCGGGATGGTCCCGCGATGGTAGGCGCTGCGGAGTCGGGTCACGTCTTCGCTTTTGAGCTCGCTGGAGCGCAAGCGCTCGGGCTTCCCAAGCCTCTCTTGCCGGTAGCGGGTCATGGCGGCGACGCTTTTCAGCGCGGCGCAGTATTCGCTTGCCAGCACCCCCCATGTGGCCGTCGGGAACTGACTGTAGAGATCGCTGATGTGGAGGCTGAGTTTGTTGGGCTTAGGGTTAGGATTGGTCTGGCGGTATTTCCGACGCAGGAGCATGTCCCGTTTGTGCTTCTCGTAGATCGGCTGGTGACAGAAGTCGCACTCGTACCAGGTTTCTTTCAACACGCGTTGGAGGTCGTATTCCCCGGCGAGGTCTTTGCAATGGTCAAAGCGGAGGTTCTCATTTTTGAGCTCCTGGTAGTAGTCGCAGTGAGGGCAGGGAACATCGATGACATGACAGGTTCCGGTCTTGTGCTCACGGGCTGTGAGGTCGGCTTCCGTCTTCGGTCGCGAGATGGAACAGATCTTGGCATCGCTGACGGCTTTCAATCGGGAGCGGAGTTCGTCGAGGTTGTTCAGCTTCCCGGCCGTGGGAACGGGATGGTGATCGGCCTCGTCGAGGACCGCCAGCGTGGCGCTTTTGTTCTGGAAGGATCCGCCGCTCCCGCCTCCGAGGAGGTAGACGACTAGGCCGATGAGGTAGAGCGTCATGTCGTTGAAGCCATGGCCGCCGTCCTGAATCTTGGCGGCGGCCGGCGGGCAGTTGCGAATCAGCGGCTGCAGTCGGGCGCTGGAGATGCGCTTGGCTTCTTTTTCACTGTCGATCGAGTAGATGACGTTCTTTCCGACCTCGGCAATCCACCAGACGATCGCAAGGAGGACGGCCAGCGTGACGCCGACTTGGGAGCTTTTCATGACGATAAGCTCGCGCCAGACGGTATCGCGCGGCGTGCCGGGAAGAAACTCGACATTGTCCGAAAAGCGTCCAGAAAAGAACTCCATCACGAAGGTATTCTGAGGAGCCAGCGTGTGATCGTAAAATCCGGCGTAGTCCTGGGACTCCGTTGCCTCGAGGTAGGTCTTGTGGACTTCATGCCACTCCCAGGGCATGAGTTCGCTCCGAGGCTGGTAGAATCCCTGCAGCGCAAGGATCAGCACGTCACGGATCGCGGCGCTCATTGCCCGAAAAGCGGCTCTCGACGAGCTTGCCGAAAAGCACGTTGCACTCATCCTCAAAGGCCCTGTCCCGCTCGACGCTCCACGGGATCCCCTCTTTCATGGCAAACTTCCTACCCAGCGAGCGGACCCCTTTCACAATCTCACCGTGCAGGGGAGCAAGCTCCCGGATGACCTCCACCCGAAGCCACATTTCTCCTGATTTTTGCAAGATCTCCGGAGCGGCTTTCTCCAACTGGCGCAAGTGATCGGCGAGATCCGCCCAGGTCTTTTGAGCAACGCGGATTTTTCCCTCGTTCGGCGGCTCCTCGGAAATGGCAGCCGTGTACCGCCGGTGTGCCTTGGCCTCTTCCTCGCGCGTGCGAAGCAACGATGCCAGGAAGCCAGTGGAAAGATCGGAGGAGGGCGAAGCAGGAAGATCGCGCGGCGGATCAGAGGAGATTCCCTGAGGTTCCCCAAGAGTCGGGGGCGCTGGATCAGGATCCTCCGGAGCAAATTTGGCAGCGGCCGCGTAAAGCTTGTCCGGGACCCGATGGACCATGTGCTTACCCCACCACGCAACCAGATCAACGGGGTTTTCCAGAGGGGGGAGCTCCCCGACCGAACGGCCGTGATTGATCCAGTTATTCACCGACCTACTGGAGACACCGTAGATCCCGGCAAAATGAGATGGAGGCTTGGAATAGAAGTCACGACTCCGGAGCCGACCTTCAGAAGAGACCGGCGCCGGGAGCAATTCTTGCGGAATCTCGGCACTCATCCCTTATCCACGTCAATCTGTTGGGCGAAGCCCCCTGAAAAAGACATCCCCACATCCTTCAGCTCGGAGCCTGATCCGGTCCCTGCACTATCCCAGTGACCCCCGAGATCACCAAGGAAGGGCGGTAGGCAGGCGCGGCGGGTAATCCTGGACTGGCAACGGGCTCTCATCAGAGAAGGAACCCTGTCAAATGAAGAAAAACTTTTTCAATCCACCCACATAAAGAAGGTTCGCTCCCTTTAAACTGATCGTATGACAAACATGGAAAGAGATCACTTGCACCGTGGGCTCTGAGG